TAATATTTATTCCGCCGCCACCGCCGCCACCACCGCCAGAGCCTGTAGCGCCGTTACCGCCGTTTGTTTGGGTAGCGCCACCCGTACCGCCAGCATTACCTGTGAAGCCTGTGCCGCCACTCCCGCCGCTAGTAGTGGACGATGCGGAACCAACTGAGCTTACACCGCCGCCACCGCCGCCACCGCCTCTAATAGCCGCCACGGCGGCTCCGCCTGCAGACCCAGCACCAAGCGAACTACCAGCAGAACCGCCACCGCCACCGCCAGAGGATATGCCACCGTCCGAACCCGCGCCGCCTGTGCCGCCATTGACTGTCGTCGTGCCGATACCCGATGCAGCTAAACCACCAACACCCCCAGCGAAACCAGTAGCTGCTGCTACGGAACCACCCTTAGCTAATGCGCCATTTGTGTTTACAGTCGGGGCGCTGTTTGCAGCCTTGTTGAACCAAGTATCGTTTCCAGAAGCGTTCTCGCCAGCTGACGCCCCCACACTAGTGTATACAGTACCACCAGCAGATAAGCCCGAAATGGTGGTTAGGGAGTATGCGCCACCGCCACCGCCGCCAAGGGATTCAGTCGCTGCACCGCCCTCTCGACCGCCAGCCCCCGCACCGATACAAATAACCGTAACAACGGTCCCTGCGTCAATGTCAGTCGGTAAAGTATAAGCGCCAGTAGTAGTTATTTTTATGGTTGTTATGGCCATATTACGCCTGCTGTGCCACGGCAACTACATCCCAAGTGGTTTCGTCAGAATTATAAATGCAGCCCACATAGACGACTTTACTAACAACTGTGGTGGTCGGCAGGGTTGTTCCAACCACCCTATAAATGGCGTTCCATGTCAGGGCACGAGCAGTGGCATTGTCCTTAATGCGGATGATTAGCTTTTGTCCGTTTAGGGGCGTTCCAGTAGGGGCGTTAAAAGTTGCCGCTGTACCTAGTGCCGTAATGACATATTGATCTGTTGTGCTGATATCTGGCGCAAAAGAAACCGCAGTTGCTACAGAAATAATCCGGGGATTGATGCGGGTTGAGCTAATATTAGTTGAGGCTGTAAGCGTTGTGAACGCGCCCGTATTGGCGGTCGTCGCACCAACCGTACCATTATAGATACCAGCCGTAATCGTAGGGCCTGTGCCTAGGACAACAGCTCCTGTGCCTGTGCGAGTTTGGAAATCAGTAAACCCAAAATCCCATGATGCATTAGTTGTACCTGAAGTCAGAACACAGGTTACATGAACCGTTATCCCCGGTGGAACAGTAGCAATAAGACTGGCACCGGAAGAAGAATAAACAAAAATATTGGAGGTAGAGTTATTACAAATGTGGTAACTCCACCCTAGAGATAGGGTACTAGTCACAGGCAGCACAATATTCTGGGCCGTCGCGCCAGTGAAGTACTGTAGGTAGCTGCTAGTGGCTACAAGGGTCGTGTTACCACCAGCAGTAGCCGTAGTAGTGTAGCTAAACTGGCTAAGTGGCATTGCCCTAGAGGCTGGGTAGGTTACGAAAACATCTTTCGTACCAGCCGAAAAGGTTACAAGACCGCCAGCATTGCTAGATGAGATTACTGTAGAACGAGATAGGGTAGTACCCGCAGCCGTATAGGTGCCAATACCAACCTCCCACTCAAGACCGCCTGAGATCGTGTAATAGGTAGTGTTGGCGTCACCAACACCCGTACCGAACGTCTGGTATCCGGTAGGAGCTGTACCACTAAGTGTTACAGCTCCTGTTCCGGTCGTAGTCGTCGAATCTCTTACGCGATCTGCAAGGACTAGGGTCATTATGCAATCCGAATAATAGCCGCAGCGTTAGTAGCGGCTGGGAACACGATGGTGAAGTCACCAGCGGTCGAACTCTTATCCCCACCAAAACTCAATACGGCTACCGAAGCATTGGTCAACGCAGTGTTTGCGTTGCTGTTAGCCGAAGGCGTGGTGTTATAAATCAAGGCTCCAGCTGCGGTAATCGTCGCATTGGTAAAGGTAAGGTCACTAAAGTCGGTGAAACCCGTACCTGCCGAAGCAGAAGTGTTAGACGTAACCACACCTAGATTACCTAGTGTACCACCACCAGCCGTGTAGTTCGTACCCGTCACTTCGCTGGTAGCAGTATAAGCCGTGGTATTAGCGTCAATATTAGCCGCAGACGTATAAAGGGCTAACTTAAAAACATCGCCACCAGCGGTAACACGGAAATCGTGAACGGCTAGCATAAGCTCTGCCTTAAACGATGTAGTCATTGCTTGAGTAATAGCCATTGGTATCTCCTAGGCGTCTAGAATTTCAACAAGCTCTGGATGTCCAAGTTGATGAAACTTATTGACCAGAGTAACCTTATGGGATCGTACAGCCTCGTGCATATAATACACTAGTACCTTACGAATGTTGTCGCGGAAAGCGTGGGCTTGTTCAGCGATAACCGGGGGAGCAGTGCCGCTAACAGCAATAAGCTTGTCTAGCGCACGTTCAGCAATTTCTTCGGGCGTAAACCCACGGCCATGTGTGGTCATAACCATGACATCACCGCCTAAAAGGAAAGCTGTTTCATTCATCGGACGGGGTACCTTACTTGTGGGGTCCTATACATATCTTGGCGATTCTTACCTTCACCGAACTGCTTGACCATCGCTAGGGCTTCGCCATAGCGGTTCTGGTACTGAGCCATAACATCCTGCTCACCCTTCATAAAGGTGTAAGCTTCTAGAATAGACCCATACAGCAAGACGGAATCAAAATTATCGCCAAGCCATGATGTACCAGCAACTACGATAGAAGGAGGGTAGTAAAAGTAATGTAGCTCTACTTGATACACAGCATCGGGGGTGGGGCCGAGGATATAAGAGTTCTGATCGAACATAGCATAATGCGTAGGTTTACCGGTAGTTGTCGGAAATGGAAACGCCTCACGGATGTAGTTCACATCCTTATTAAGCATATACTCGTATTCGCCAGTAACAGGGTCAATTACAGCAACAGAAAAGTTAGCCAACCAATCTACAGGCACGGTTAGATATTTGTTGGACGCAGTGGTATTGCCAATTACATTTTTGCGTAGGTCGAGGAGTTGAACCGAATTGTAGACACGCTGTTCGGCTTGCTTAATGAACGTATCAATTTGTTCAGTAGACGTAAGACCGCCCGTTCCCGGAGTGGTTGGGAAGTCATTTTCTACATAAGCCTGAATTGTCGATACCAACGTAGCGTAATTCATAGGTTACCCCATTTTAGTACTGCTAGAATGACCTTTAGTCGCACAACCAGTACCGCGAGTACGCAGTGTTTGCGTATTTGGGATGTTGTTTGGGTAGCCATTGTTGCCAAGGCTAATATCGGTACCACCAGCCATTGTATGCGGTTTAGCATAGACGCTGGCATCGCCAACTTCCTTACCCATAACCTTCTTACTGAAGTTAGCCATTTTTAACCACCTTGACTTCGTTGGTACGAACCGAACGAACAGAACTCTTTTGGTTAGCAATCTTAGCGAGGTTACGACCTAGCTTAAGCATTTGCTCATTGGTTTTTCCGCCTTTAGCCATAACTAACTCCTAGGTCTGAATTGTAACGGTACCTACACCACTAGTACCTAATAGCGTATTTGGAAGATTAGGTAAACCTAGCGCATTGTTTAGTCCTACAGGTGCCCAACCCCATTGAATCTGACGGCTACCGCCTGATGGCGTACCAAAAGCGGTCACATCACTATTAGGCGCTGTGTAATCTTCTGTCTGAAGACCAGTCAAACCTGCTTGAATATAGCTGGTGTCAGGCCGTGGATTACGCAGGGCTTGGGGGTCATTAACTGGATACAGACCAAGGGACAGCTGCGGTTGATCAGGTTCCCAGCATGTACGGCAGACAAGGATATTCACGTTCTTGGTTTTAATTACCAAGCTACGAAGCTCTTTCAGCTTGTATCGGAAGCCACAGCGGTCACATTCCGCAATAGCTTTCTTACCAGAAGCAAACTTACTAGGCATGGTTAAGCCTTAATAGAACATTTGGCGCGGTGCCAAACGCAGCGACGCCTTCTCACGGTCTTCAGTAGACGCTAGTTCCCATTGCTCATCATACTGTTCTTTAAGCATAGCGGTGCGCTGAATCGCATCAGGTACCTTCATGGACAGATAATAAGCTAGACCAGCCACAAGGGCGGGGAGCATACGGAATGGGATATCCTGCGTAGTCGTACCATTACCAGCATCCTGCAGACGGCGCAGACGCCAGTAGACAAACGTATAGAAATTACTCTGGTCAGGAGACGGCCACACATTGATCGTAGGGTTATTGACACCACCCGGTTCAGTCGCACCTGATTGGCGGTTGATCCATACCTGAATAGGTCGTCCCTGCGCGTTTTTGTTAGGGACAGACGCATATGTGTCCACGCTAATCCGCGAGATGTTGATATCGGTCTGGCCGATACCGGACTGTGTACGCACAACATGGTCAAGTAGATCAATCGTATCCACAGGAAGATCATAAACAATCTGTCCCTGCACAAGTGGGATAGACCCCTGCTCAATCGTCCACAGGTTAATACCACGATTAGACCACTCGATGGTCAGCAGGTTTAGGCTGCGACGCGCAGTCTTCAGGTCGTAGCCCGTACGAAGTTCGGCACCACAACGCTCAAAGGCTTCCTCAACAAGGTTGTTAAGGTCTAAGTTAAAAGCTGTGGTTCCACTCGTGGTCATCTAAATCTCGCTGTTTTCTTGGCGATGGTTTTGGGCTGTTTAACAAACTGTTTACCAGCTTTTGTACCTTCACGCTTGGCCTTGGTAGTAGAAGCATATTCACTAGGGGATAAAGCTTCTCTAGCCTTCTTTGGTAGATACCGCTCACCCGTAGCCTTTGCGCCTTGAGTAGATGGCTTACCAGACTTAGTGCCCCAGTCTTCCTTAGTCCATTTTGACAAGGACTTCTGAGCTTCAGTCTTAGGGCCTTTGTAACCCCCACCAGACTTTTTGTATCGTTGGGTAGCAAGCTGCGCCTTACGGGCGGACCATTGACCCGGATCACCGCCTTTACCGCCAGCTTTCACACTGGCGACAACACGTTTCCACTTAGCCTCGTCCGTATGCGCCACTTATTTACCCTTTTTAAACCCCTTAAGGATTTCAGCAAACCTAGCTCGTTGACCTAGTTTACCCGGTTTCTTAGCTGCCGCTGCAAGTTTCTTTGCAGGGATTTTCTTACCCTTAGGAATACCCATCTGTTCGTGTAGGGCACCGGGCTTCTTAATAGCCTTCTGGATAAAGTTAGCTGAGCCACCCTTGGCGTACATAGCACCTTTTTCTGTTGGTGCTTTTGCCTTAGGCATCTTTGAAGGGTTCATATCACCCATACCGCGTGAAGGTCGCATATTAATCTCCGCTTAAGCCCAGACGCGCCAAGGGGTTACTGGGGTTGTTTGTAGGGGCACCAGCACTTCTGGTACTTCGTCCGCATAGATAAGGCGCAGGTTTACAAAATAGCCGCGCTCGGTGCTGTCAGAAGGCGATAAGCCAACCCTGTCAAGCAAGACGGTAGCATCTACGGGATAAAGCTCACCATCAAAGTCAGCAAACAAGCCAGACGCTAGCAATGCGGCATCCATCTTAGCCTTGGTAGTGGCTTTTAGATAAAGGTCGATCATAGCGTTAGCACCTGTAGTTGGGTGTTGGGGAGGCGAGTGTTGTAGTAGGAAATGTATTTAAGGTGGCCGTTTAGGGAGGGAACTGCACCAAAATCCCACCTTCCAAGCGTTGCATATCCAATGGTTAATGGCACGGTTCCAGATGGGTCCACTACTGCGGTCGTTCCATTAGCGGAAAATGCAAAATTATTGTTTTGGTACGCGTAAGCAGATTTTAGAGATTGCAAGGTATTTTCGCCAAGATTTGCTTGCACCGTACCACTTAAGACTGTTGCAGAACAAAGGGTATAAAAACTAAGTTGATGACGATTTGTTGCAGTACCTGCGGCATCTTGAAAAGACAATATTGCGCTGCTTGACCCATTTGGCGCAACGGTATCTGCGCTTGCTGATATTGTGCCATTGTTTTGATTATACCAATTGGAAAAGTTATTGCCGACCATAGTGGCAACGTCAGCCGAGCGGGTGGCGGATGCTGCTACGGTTGGGATAAAGGATGTTGCAAAACTAGCCGCTTCAACTTGTGAGCCATAAACATAAATACCCAAACCTGTAGATGCGGGGACATATACAGCGTTAAAGGTGGTCACTGAAGATGGTACAGGTGATAAAGAAACAACATAGTTTCCAACCGTTCCGACTGAAGTGGCCGTAATGGAACAGCGATACCAGCCATTACCAACGGGGGTAATAGTGGCAGTTGATCCGCCACCAGTAGCGACAACCGATCCAGCGGCTAAATCAAACAAAGCGCCTGTAGCAGTTGCAAAACTTGAGTTATCAAAAGCCATTTGTGCGCGGGTATATTCGCCCGCTTTAAAATATGCGGAGCCGCAATATGCTGTATTTATTGCGCCCGTATAAGTTTTATACCAAACATGCCCATTACTAGCGGTATTACCAGTCGCAAGTTTTGTGGCATTAGTGGTTCCATCTGGGCTAGTAGCAGCGTTTGCTGTTGCAACTACAGAGCCGACCGGACTTGCGCTCCATCCTGTTGCTGCATACGATGGGAACATCAGGTTTGTTCGCGCCTCTTCGATCAGCAAGCCTAGTGGGGTGTATGGGTAATAATAGAACGGGACTGGTGCGGCACCCGTAACCAGTTGAGCGCCCCAGATATAGACGCCGGAAACCCCGTCGCCTGTGTAGGAGTTAGTGCCACCTGCAATCAATTGATGCCTTACAACACATAGTGCTGAAGCCGTAGCGGTTGCTGTTATTGACCAGCGCCACCAACCATTGCCAGCATCCGTAACAATTGGGGCTGCTCCTGTAGTACCGGAAACTGCGCCTGTGCCCCCACTTGAACTTGGGGTTATATCAATAGTTCCGCCGTTAGTGGTAAAGGCTCCGTTATCAGGTCCTATTGCAACTAATATTGCTGTTCTTTCAGCTGCTTTTGCATACCCAGAAAAAGTATACTGAGCACCTGTGATGACACCTGTGTTTACACCCTGCCATTGGATAAGGTGACTGGTGGTTGGGGTGGTGTCCTCCGTTAGCTTGTAAGCAGTATACGTTCCCGCAGGGTCAGCCGTTGCTGTGGTGGCTGGAGCGGTAGCCCTAGCTTTAGTCCAAAAAGAATTATTGCTAAAATCTTGCGGATTTGCATACGGAATTAGGTTGTTGGTTGAGTAGACATAGTTTGGATCATACTCAAACCGTGGGCCGTAATAGGCCGTTGAGGTCAGGGCTGCGGCTGGGTTATAGACATACGGGTCCACTGACGCGCTATCTGACAATTGAGCGCCCCAGATATATGCGCCGGATGTACCGTCGCCTGTGTAGCTACCGGTGCCTGAAGGACTATCAACCAACATCAACAAAATTGTACTAGAAACTGAAGCGGTAGCTTTTGCGGTTACTGAAATTCGATACCAACCATTTCCGGCATCTTGCGAAAAAAGTGTAAGTGCAGCAGGAGGCGTTGGTGATGAAGTTCGCCACGCGCCAGTTGCAATGTCAAAATTTACCGCTAAGTTTGTCGTAAACGCGGCAGCGGGAAATAAAACACGAACCACTGACCGCTCTGCCGCTTTTACAAAAAAATCCCAAGTGTATACTGTTTCAGAAACAAATGCTGTTGTTTGCGTTATATGGTGTGTACTTGTTGATGTTGTTTCGACTAATTTATCAGCATTTAAGTAGCCATTAGGGTCAGCGTACTGAACTGCTGCTGCCGCCGCTATGGTTTGCTGGTAGTTGCCCGCTGTGGCTCCTTGAACAAGTTGGCCGCCCCACGCATAAATACCGTCTATGTCATTTTGCGCATTAGTTCTATTTGCCCATATACCATCTGGAGAAGGCCGGATTTGAATTTGAACAGAGCTAGCCGCTACATCTGTTGCCCCAGAAATAGAAACACGATACCAGCCATTGCCCACATTTGTTACAGATGTAAAAGACGGCGTTCCGTTTGTAATGAATGATGACCCATCGGTAAGATTTACAGATATATATGGTAGCAACGAATACGCAGCTCCTCCCAACCCGATAAACGCAAAATTATATCCAGCCGCCTTAACATAAACTGATGCTGTATATAAAGTTCCTAATGTAGCTGATAAAACGCCGGGTTGATTTATTATATGGCCCGAAGCGGTTGTATTTCCAACAATTTTATCTGCCGTCAAAGTTCCGTTTGGAGCTGTAGTTGCATTTGCAGTTGGTGGGTTAATATTAGTTGGTATCCAAACCGCATTATCAAGCTGCTCAGAATATGTAAGCAAGTTGGTTTGAATATATGCCTGAGATTTTGTCCAAGCAGCATTGTCAAATTCTTCGGTAAACCCAAGCAGATTCTTAGGCGTGGTGCTATTGTAGGCGCGGGGGGCGGTTTCGTAGGTCATAGCGCCAAATTGAGCGCCCCAGACAAAGATGTTTGAGCCGTTTCCAATATAAGATGGCGTAGGAGCTAACGATTCCATCAGGAATATGCGAACTGATCCACCAGAAAGCACATAGGTAGGAGAAATTGTAAAAATTAACCCTAGCCGATACCATCCGTTACCAACAAATTCAGAAGTTGCCGTGGCTGCGGTAATATTGCCTACAGCGCTTGTAGAACTAGGCGTCCCGTTGGTTAAATTTATTTGTACAGCAGCACTAGATGAAACTGAGTTTAAAACAGCATCGAATTGTAAACGAGCAAAAGTTTTTGTTCCGGCCTTTAAATATACTGAGGCCGCATATTTACCCGCATTACCAGCAAGGCCCGAATAATCTATTCTGTGGTCGCTGGCCGCTCCCCCGGTAACCTCCACGATACTGTCGGCAGTTGTTGTGCCGTCAGGGGCAACAGTGGCATTAGAGACGACGGGAGTTCCCGCTAAGCCTGTTGGTACCCAAGTTGTTGCCGTAAAGCTTTCGCTGTTGGGTATTTGGTTGCTAGGCGCATAGGTAAGCTGGCCCGTGCTGTCGATCAGCGTGGCGTTGGTGCCGCGTGAGAAAGTGACACGGGGGTCTAGGGTGTTACCACTAAGAAAATTTAACGACATGGCTGGGCTTTGCCCACCAGTAATCAACCCTGATGCACCGCCATACAGGCCTGTATAACCCCTGTATAGCCCTGTTCCCAGAGCTAAACCCGATACGCCGCTATACAGACCCGTAGCCATTAGCCGTTAATACCTGCTTGAATGATGGTAAGCGTCACAGAACCAGTACCGCTTGTCAAAACTAGACGAACAGCAGCTGGGATATATGCGTAATTACCTTGACGACTAACCGTCTGAGCAACAAGGTTCAAATCAGGGTGATCGAACCAATTCAACGTAGCTGTGGCATCAAAGGGATCATCCAACGTCTGTTGGATAGTCCAGTTAACAGTGCCCGTAACAACTACCTGAAGCGATGTCTCAGGTCGGTTCATGATATCCATTGGTAGGGCAGCAGTCTGCTTTGCCCCACCACTAGCATTACTGAGTGTTTGTTGAATCCTACGCATTAGCGGAAGCTCGGTGCGCGGGTCTTACCCTTAACAGCACAACCATCAGGGCTTACAGAACCACCCTTGGCATACATCTTAACGTCAGTACCCTTGGTCTTGCCCTTCTTAGCGACACCATCAGCAGCCGAACGAAAGGAACCACCAGCGGCCATTTTGCCGCCACAAGCTTTCTTAGCCATAATCTTACCACCCTTTTTAAACGTAGGACCCATACCCATAGGAGCTTGTGCCATAGCGGGAGCCATAGCGGGAGTCATAGCGGGAGCAACACCGGGACGTGCCATAGGCACAGTACCGAGACCACCCATAGCAAACGTCTTAACCTTGCCACCCTTAGCCATGTTCATGTTGCCCATGCCTTTAGAAGTTGGCATTTCCTTGGTGATACCACCAGCAGCAAACTTCTTTGCCATACCGCCCTTTTTGAGCTTGGACAGGTCTGTGCGCTCGCCCTTATGCTCTTGTGCGTCATGCATCCTAAATGCCTTCTTCACAGTCGCTTTATCTTGGGCCATATCTTTCTTGGAGTTTTCCATTGGCATCTTACCACCAGCAGCTTTCTTCATGTACCTTACCCCTATTAGAGTAACACTTTCTAAGCGTTACGTGGACCTTTTTTGTTTATCTCGTCAATCTTGCCTTCAAGACGAAGAAATGCAGCTTCGAACCGATCACCTAACTTCTCTAGATCACGGCTATATTCCACACGAGTAATGTGATCACGGGCGACTTCTTCCCGCGTTCTGTTCAGGAGGATCGTAACTCGATCAATCTCCTTAAGCTTACCCATTACTAGGAAACCTACTAAGCCTACGGCTGCTGTCAAAATGATATTCCATATCATCATTTCCATTTTAGCATTTCCACGCACGAAGGCTTTTATTAATACGGCTGTTAGGATCATTAGCAGTTTTAGCGCTAGTGAGCTTCTTCTTCATTCCAGACATTCTGGCACAGAATGACTTCTTACGGGAACCACCTTCGGGCTGTGGGGCCTTAAGGCCGGGTTTCCCCGGATTAGCTTTGTTATAAGAAGCGCGGCCCTTGGCGTTCAATCCGCCCTTAGGGTTCTTACCTTCTTTACGTGTCCAAGCCGGGGAAGTAGCCATCACACTGCCTCTGTAGGTTTGTCAAACATTGGGTATAGGATGTCGTTACCAAAGTCGCCCATGTACTCCTGCACACCCATGTGGCCCAGTTTGATGGTAGGGTCGATCCACACTTCAAAACCATGTGCGCGGGCGCGGTCGCAGAACAAGAAGTCTTCTCCAATATAACCTTCTTCGGTCACTTTGAAGTCAAACATGCAGGTTAATTTGCGATTGGATTTTGTATCATAATAAGCCCATTCAGGGTGCTCACGCTCTAGCGTTTCGAACACATCCCTGCGAACCATCATAAAGGCTGTAGCTACACGCTGGGCACGGACAAGGCCCATAGGGTTCATAGTAAGTTGGTTACTATCATCTTGGTCGAGGGTAGCAATATAAACTGGCTTCACATCACGAACCCGTGGGACACCAGCAACAATACCCATTTTAGGGTCAGAAACCCAAGCCATCAGGCGGAAGATATCTTCTGCCTCAAAGTTGATATCAGAATCAATAAATAGAAGTTCTGTACATTCAGACTCAAGCATGTCTTGAGCTAGCAGGTTACGTGCGCGGGACACAACTGAGCACCCGCACACGCTTCCGATCTGTACATCAACTCCATGCTGTGCCGCCCGCGTAGAAAAGCGAGCAAGCGAAAGCGCAAGTTTCACCGAAACTTTGAAGTCATAGGCGGGCAGAGCGATAAACACACTCCGCCCACTTAGATCAAAACCCTGTTCGTTTTGCATGGATCACCTATTAGGCGTCAGCGAACGGAGTAGCCAAAACAGCAGTACCAATCACTTGACCAATGACGAGCCACTTGTTGGCAGCGACGGCTTGAACAGTGACGTAGGAACCAGCAACACCGCCAGTAGTACCGCCATTGAAGTTCATAACGTCATTGGAAGAGCCATTAGGAGCGAAAAGGCTAGAAGCACCGTTAGCGACAGCAAGGTCAACAGTACCAAAAAACAGATCGCCGGGGGTGTTTGTACCGCACTTTATCTTCACAGCAGCCGCAGTGACGGCGAAGAAGAACATATAGACGGTACCAAGGTTGTTTAGCGTATTGGGATCAGCACCCGGACCTGCACTGACCGGATCAGCAGTCGCATTGATAATTGGCAGGGTGATGGTGGTCGTAGCGGCAGTGATGTTGATAATCCTACCGGAATAGTTAATCACATCAAGCGTAGCTGTAGCGGTCGAAATCACTTCAACTGAACCGGGACCGGAAGAAATAAAGCCGTTCAAAGAACGAACAGGACCTTCGAAAGTAGATCGCGCCATAGGTAAAACTCCGTGTAGTAGCACATACCCACATCGTCTCTACTACGTCTGCTAGGTCAGTCGATGCGGGTGATCATCCTAGTATTTTAATCTTATAGCGTACGTAAAAGAAAAGGGAAGAGGCCCAACCCTCTTCCCTCCTCAATCGCTATTAAGCGCCTGCGGAACCGTACATTCCGAGGGGGTCAGACCAGCCGAACGAATAGCGTTCGCGGGACTTATAGCGGACGTTGCCAGTGTCGAAGTCACCATCCATGCTGTTAGACAGCGGGGCACGGATAAAGTGCTTCATACCATTAGGAACATCAGTGGTCAGGAACCAAGCATCCACATCCGTCAAGAAGTGATTGACGGTGTAACCCTCAGGGATTGAACCGTTATTCTTGATGGCATTGATGTCATTGTCCGACGTGCCGACACGGAGTTCCGTCTCCAGCAAGCGGGTTGCAATAAACATCGAGGATGGTGGGATGATCAACTTCTTAGGCTTGGCTGCAATCAGCAGGCCGCGCTCATCCGTCCAAGCAGCAATCTGAATAACAGCAGCTTCCAAGGAAGTTTCGTTAAGGTCAGCAGCAGTAGTAGGGATGTTAGAGTTGACACCGCCGCCAACCAGCGGGTGCGAAGCACTGAACAGGGGTTGACCATCGCCACCAGTATAGTTGGTGTCGAAGCCATTGTTCAGGACTGCAGCGCCCTTGGTTTGCTTGGTATAGGCCATAGCACGAGCCAGAGCCTTGGTGTAGCGAGCCGACAGCGAGTCATAGAGGTTGTCCTCAATGGCTTCTTCGGTCAGGCTAAAGCCCAAAGCGATGGTTTCGTGGTTATAGCGGGCAGTAAAGGCTTCTTGACCATTGTCATAAGCAATGGCGCTACCTTCGTTCTTAACCGGAGCAGCCGAGAAACCCGACAGCTTGGTTTCTTCTTCGAACGAACGCTCAGAGGTTTCAATGTCGAAAATCTCTTTATGCTCTTCGCCGTAGCGAGCATATTCCAAACCGAACAAAGCGTTCAGACCGGGGAGCAGTTCTTTAAGAAGTTGTGCGCGTGAAATAGCCATCTAACTAATTCTCCTTAGACGCCAGTAGGGTTGTAATAAGGGTGCATACCCTGATTCCACTTGACGATGACTTCCGTATAGGAACCCGCAGCCGACTGAGTTTCAGGAACTACATCAATGATACGAATAGGCCATGCAGCCGTAGTAGCGGTCGTAGCGCCGATACCAACCCGAGAATCGCCATTCGTAGTATTACCAGCGTTTTGAGCAATAATAGCATTTTCACCGACAGCGGAGCGAAGTACAGAGCTGATGGTGGTGCTGTTATTAGCAGTGACGACCGCAACCTTAAACAAAGCGTCAGGGTCATCTTGCACGTAGGCAACAATGTCCGTAGCCGTCACAGCACCGGGGTAGAACTGGCGGAAGGTCTTGCCGAAGGTAGCATCCGTATAGGAGCAACCAAGGAAAACACCGACAGGGGTAGCCGCAGTGGTACCGACATCTTTTTCCAGCGTACCCGTACCAGTAAGCTTAACGACATCACCAAAGAAGATGGCGGTGGCGGAAGCCGAGGTAATTGGAATTTGACGAGTAGCACCAGCAAACACTTGCCCACCAATTAGATTGATAGGAATCAGCCCGTAGGGACTGCCAACAGAAGGATAGGCCATCTTTAACTCCTAGTTTAATTGCCCTTACCGAACGAGGCCGAGGATTTTCGTTCCCTAAAGAGGGGCATCCTTGGATCGTTTTCTCTCATAAAGTTATTGTCTACAGACTCATTTTGAGCTTGGGTTTGGTTAGCGTAATAAGCCTTACGCTGGTCCATAAACTCATTAGGAATCTTACAGAGCAGTAGCCCCGCGACTTCTACATTGTCTTTAAACCGACTATTAGGGTCCACCATCAACTTGAACTGGGGTTGTTCTTCGATTTGAACAGGCTCCCACCCTTCCCGTAACTTAGACGAGATGTTGCGGGGGTCAGCCTGTCCCAAAGCGGAGACACGTACCCAGCGGTACGAATAACCCGGTTGCTTATCCGGTTCCGGCAAAGCTGAGGCGGGTTGCCACGACTTTGGACGTTCAACCTGCGCACGGGTTTCAAGTTCACGAGCGAGTCTTGTACCAGTCATATTACTTCTCCACTTTTAGAAATTCCCGAGCATATTGCTCAGGGGTCACACCCAATTTTTTGGCAATCGTAAGCTGGGATTGCTTTAGTACGACTTTTCTGGAGGACGTACTTCGGGAAGCGGGAGCAACGACTGTTGCAGGACGCGAAGTCCGGGTGGGACTAGCGGTCGGTGTATCGTTATCCCCAAAGTATTCTGGGAAACGACGGCGCATCGTATTGTCGATGCTATTCCAGTATTCGTCAGTACCGACGTAATTAGCGCCGTTCTGTTTTTCGAGCTTCTGATGAAGCCCTAGAGCACTGGCCGTCATTTCTGGGTCCACACCCCACCAAGAATTGCGCTCTTGCCACGCTTCAGTCTTGCGGTCTGGACGCGGAATAGGGGCCGAGTCTTGTACCTGCTGTACTACGGGTTGTTCTTCTTGTAAAGAGGGCCGATACCCATTTAGTTGCTCTAGCTTATAGTTAGCTTTAGCAAGTTTTTCTTGGGCCTCTACCAGAGCGTCTGAATCACCAGCTTCATATGCTTGCTTATATTCACGACGTGCTTGAGCAGCTTCCATCTCGGTAGACTGCTTGAAGCTATGAACAAGAGTTTGTTCACCCTCAGACAGGGTCTTCTTAAGACGCCTATTTTCTTCCAGCATATTCTGGGCGACGTTAAGGGCTTCTTGTCGTTCACGAGAAGCTTGTTCCTTTTCCCGACGCTCGTCATGCCAGACCTTCTTCATCTGTTTCAGACGGGTCTTCACCTTGTCGGAATAATCTTCCAACTCATCAGCCTCAAGCTCGTCAACAAGCTCCTTAGGCATAGGTGAACGATTACGATCCGCTTCGGGTGTATCGTCCTCAATTTCAATATCTAAGCTATCAACACCTTCAAGCTCGATATCGACATCATCATTATATTCAGACATTTGTGCCTCCTTTAGGCTCTGGAAATACCACGGGGGTCTTGGACGACACCCTCGACAGAATCATCATTGATCATGCGAAATTCACGTCCGTGGATTTTAATGCGGGTACCCGCATGAGGACGAACAAGGATAAAGTCGCCTTCCTTGCACCAAGGGCCACTAGGGAACCGCTTGTCGTCCTTGTAGCAATCAGGACCCATCTTTAAAACAAACAAGACTGTGGTCAGGAGTTCTTCGTTATGGACAGTGCTTTCTGCCTTGAGAATACCGCCTGCAGTCTTGGATTCCACTTCGGGAATTGCACAGAAGATACGGTAGCCAGAAGGATCAGGCAGTTGCTTGGCCTTATTTTCAGCCGTATCAGGCAATACAGTGGTTTCGTCCACGTTATCGGGGTTTGTGCCGATAAGAAGTTCAGTCATCGTCGTTTTCCATCCGTTCTGAGGTTTCAATAAATAGGTTATTGGCAATTCGTAGCCCACGAACAATTCCGCAGGCATACTGGTAGGAACCAAAGTCTTTGGCGCTACCCAAAGACATATCGTGTTCCAGCACTTTGATTTCTTCCTGAATTTTGTCAGAAAGATATTTTAGTAGTTTCGTACTCATTCAGACTCCTTGGGGGATGTACGGTTTGCAGTTTGCGGGGCCTTTTCCTGTAGCTTGGCTGACAAGCCCGCCTTGTCAGTTGCTATCCTTGCACCAACCTGAAGACCTGCGATCTCCTTTTGAGCTTCAACTCGCTCACGGTCGATATCTAGCTTGTCCGCTTTTGCTGCAGACTCGACGCTAAATTTCTTTTCCTCTAGCTGGAGTGCTTGAGCTTTTCCTTCGGCGCTAAGCTTATCTGCAGCAGCCTTGGCTCCTACTTGAAGACCAGCGATTTCCTTTTGGGCTTCAATGCGCTTTTCTTCTATGTCCAGCTTGTCCTTCTGAGCAGCGGCATCAACAGCCATCTTCTGCTGCTTAATTTGAAGTTCACCCTGCTTAATATGCAGCTCTTGTTGCTGCATCTGCACGATGGGGTCCTGAGCAGCTTGTTGAGCTTGCTCTTGGGCTTGTTTAGCTTGGGACTGTGCAAGTACCTGTTTAGCCGCCGCAGCCGCCAGACGCGAAACCTCGACCTCAGTAGCTGCATCCATTGGCTGATCAGGGGCCGGATAGGGCACACCAGCGGCTTCTTCGATCTTTTGACGATACGCGAAGGCGAGGTGTTCAGCGATATGGGCGTTCATAGCTGCCATAAGTGCCTGTGCTTGAGGGTTTTGGCCCATAACCTGCTGGATTTGTGGGTCCTGCATGGCTGACATATGCACGGCTAGGTGAGATTCGTGGTCTTGACCCAAGAAAGCCTTAACAGGCTTACCATTTAGGACGTTCATGTTCTCGGATACGGGATCAACAGGCTTTTGTTCATCTGTATCGCCCGGAACGAGCTTATTTACGTTCTTAACACCCAAAACTTCCAACATTTGGCGATGCAAGTAGGGCAAATCATATAGTTGAGGAGCACCTTGAGCCATTTGCATGACTGCTTGGTACTGAACAACCTTTTGAGCCATGGTAGCAGCGTTAGGGTCACTAACTGGAATGACTTCTACAGTGTCATAGTCAGACTGCTTGGCTTTACGATCCCCTTCTTCGGGTTCGTATGAGTACTTTTCGGGGGTATAATCCCGAATAATACCCTTCAGGAGCTTAAACTCCTGCTTCATTGAGTAATGGATACGGGCTTGTACCGCTGACATCACTTTCAATGTACGTTCTAAGATAGCTAGGGTTGTACCAACAGGACTGTTGGCCGACATATCGGACACTTGGAGGTCTGCAGCGGACGCAAAGCGGCGTCCTTCATCTACAATCGTCCCCAACAGCTGGTACAGGACTTGGCTAGGCTCCTTGTAGGGGAGCGGCATGATGTTATCGCGCATCGTACCAGAGGCTACGTCCACATCCCGCCATTCTGCGGG